TTCGGTTATTGTGGCTCATCTAAACAAACTTCATCCTAACGCATCCCAGTGGCGGGTTTCACTTCGGTGGAACTAAGGTGGAAGGTCGGTTACGGTTCTTTGGGAAGAATACGAAAGGTAAGCCCCCAGGTCTTTGGATTTGGGTAAGGAGCCTTTCTAATAAGGGGTGACACCCGATGCCGTTAGTCAACCGACTGATACATCCGATTGGATAAGGAGTAGTTAAACTGTCAGAGCATACCAACGTGATGGCTATTTAATAGTTCCAAAGATGAATGTTGCCCGATACAACGGGTACACAGGAATCTTGAAGAACCGCACAGTAGGGCTGGTACCCCGAAACGTATGATAAGTGTTGTATTGTGTACCTCAAAGGGGTATGTATCAGTAGAGTGGGCACTTGTCGGTGGACATAACAAATTAGCTCAGGGTAGAGCATTTCTCGTTAAAGAAAAGGTCGTGGTGTCAAAACCGCACTTGTTATTCAAAACGGAAAGTCCCACTCAACATCAATCTGAAAGTCGCTTAATTCTTGGCACTACGGTGAACCAAGAGCTCAGAAGCTCCCAAGGCAGATGAGTTTGATTGAAAGATGCACCTAATGGTTTAGCGACCATGAACTACTCGCAAGGTAGGGGGAAATCGGAAAGTCGATTACGATTGATGGGAAAAGTTGTGTCACCAACTATAAAATGGCAGCGTCGCTGACGGACTATCTTGGATAGTGGATAAGTTAAGAACCCTACTGTGGGAACAATAGGGATAATGTAACGAAAGTGTCAGTATATAAGGTGTAATCTCAACCTTTTACCAATTTATCTAAATGGAACACGGTGGGTTCGAATCCCTCATAGATAACTAAAAATAAATTGAAAAAATACAAAGAAAAGCTTGTCAGTTCAAAAAAAAGTCGTATATTTGTATTGTAATTAGTTCATAAACATACTGAAAAATTAAATACGGTCCTATCGTCTAAACAAGGAGAGGACACCAAGGCTATCTTGGTAATGGAGGTTCGAACCATCCTGGGACTACACAGGAGATTTAATTGTTTCGTCCAATTTGAGGACACTTTCTGAAGAGTTTTAAGAAAATATAGAAAGAAACACGGGTATCGATTCCCGTAACAACTAAATCCCTTATTAAAATGTCATACCGCCCGTTCGTCTAGTCAGGTTCAGGACGCTAGGTTTTCATCCTAGAAATCATGGGTTCGAATCCCATACGGGTGACAAAATAAAGTAAAAAATACAAAGAAAAACTTGTCAGTTTAAAAAAAGTCGTATATTTGTATTGTAATTAGTTCATAAAAATATTGAAAGTTAAACACGGCCTTTTCGTCTAACGGGTTCTTCGGAACATTAAGGATACCAGGATTTCCTGGAAATGTGTGGTTCGAGTCCCACAAAGGCTACAAGTTACTTCGGTAACTGGTCCTATCGTCTAACAGGAAGTCAACTCCCTATCTCTTATAAGGGTATGGATTAAGTTGATAAGGACGCCAAGGTTATCTTGGTAATGGAGGTTCGAACCCTTCTGGGACTACACAGGAGATTTAATTGTTTCGTCCAATTTGAGGACACTTTCTAAACATAGAAAGAAACATGGGTATCGATTCCCATAACTTTTAAATCCCTTACTAAATATGGCCCTTTCGTCTAACGGAGCACTTAACTGTGTGTAGGACATCAGGTTATCCTGGAAATGCGTGGTTCGAGTCCCGCATGGGCTACTAATAAGATATATTGCGGGGTGGAGCAGTGGTCAGCTCGATGGGCTCATAACCCATAGGTCGTAGGTTCGAACCCTACTCCCGCTACATTTTTTTTCGGTTTAGTAATTATTTTTAAAGAAGTCAGTAATTAATTTTACTGGCTTCCCTTTCTTTTAACCGTAAATGTTTACAATTCCCTTACTTAAAGCAATTTCTTTTATTTTATCCACGACTTCTTTAGATGTTCCCTTTCTTTCCATCATTTTAAATTTTGGGAAGAATCGTATAAGATGTATAGGGACATCTTTCATTCCATTATCAACTATCCATTGATACATATCATTTATAGTATATGGATCATCTGTCAAATCTTCGATAATAAGGTTAGTTATCTCAATATGTACCCCACTATCAAAAAGTGTTTTAATAGTGTTTAAAACATGCCCCAACTCACCCTTAGTGACTTTCTTGTGTATATCAGGGTCAAAAGTTTTCAAATCTATATTAGCCGCATCTATATAAGGTATAAGTTCCTTTAATGGTTCTGGATTTATATATCCATTTGAAACCATTACAGTTTTTATATTATTATCCTTAGCAATTTTTGCAATATCTAACATATATTCAAAATATATGGTAGGTTCAGTATATGTAAATGCAATCAAATCTAATCCACGATTTTTACAATCATTTACTATGTCTATTGGTTCAATATTTTGGTGTTTTTCATTTTTAATTTGTGATATACCATCATTTTGACAATTACCACAATGGAAATTACAACCATTACAACTTAATGAATATATCATTTTTCCTGGATGGAAATGTCTTAATGGTTTCTTTTCAATTGGATCAATTGCACCTATAATACCAGGGTTATTATATCCCAATGAATATAATTCTCCATCAATATTTTTTCTTGATATACAATTACCAATTTTACCATCAGATATTTTACAATAATGTGGACATAAATTACATACCACTTTATTATTATCTAATTTTTCATAATAAGAAGCTTCCTTTAATAATTCATTTTCATTAAATACAATTGCTTCATAAGTGTAAAGATTTGCATCTTTCCAACCGTCCCATCCTAAATTTGCTTTTGTTTGTGAACATTGTCCTAAAAATTCTTCTTTACTCCATCCTGTTTCTGTTGCAACCTGTGGTAGAAATGTTCCACTCTTTCCATCCTTTTCAATATAAATTCCATGTTTACCCAATTCAATTTCATTGATTGAATTAATTTTTTTTAATGGTGTTAATACTGATATTTCTATTTCTAATTCATTTAATTCGTTTTCATGAACTTTTTGAAATCTATTATCTTGTGTAGATGATATTGTCATATTTTTAACTACATCACATAAATGATAATTTGCACCAAATAATCCAATACATCCTCTCAATTCACCACCTTTCTTTTTAAGAGTTACAAAACTACCCATATTTGTTTTTAAATTATCCGATAATTCATCACGATGTATTTCTGGAACAATTCCATATCTAATATATGATTCTAATGTATTTCTTGATATTTTCATTAAATCAATTTTATCAGAATATTTCAATTCAAATTCTTTTTCATTTTTAGTAAATACAATAGATGAATAACCAACAACACTATCTTTATTATTTGTAACATGCCCAGAATTTTTATACAACATCATTGTACTTTTAATTCCTTTTAATTGTGTAAGTATATTTACCAAAATAATGATAGATGACCAACCACACATTTTAGTTACTAATTCGTTCATTTTAATATCACTAAAAATATAATTTTTCAAATTATCTAAATTTAAATCCATTATTGTTTTAATTGAATCATAATCAACTTTTATAGCATCATCATATGATGGATAATGTGAAAGATCTGAACTTATAACAAATAAATTTTTACTATTAAAATATGGTTTTAATGTTTCGGATATTTTTATTAAATTATCTATATTGGTTTCTCCAACCATTAATGGGATTATTGGTGTATCTGGTAATTTTTCTTTTAAAAATGGTAATTGAATTTCTAAATTATGATCATCTTTAAATATATCAATGTCTTTAAAAAACAATTCTTTATTTTCTAATTCATTACAGATTTCTTGGTTTATTAATAACCCATAATAATCCATATCATTTAATATTGATATACCATTAAATGTTGTTTTATGACTTGTTGCTATAATGAACACATTATCATAATTATCTATTTGGTTAAAACCAGTTGCTGCAACTTTTCCTGAATAATAATATCCAGCATGGGGAGATATTAAAGCAACAACATTTTCTAATTCTTTTTGTATTGAATCATTTAATAAATCCGTGACTTTAATATTTCCAATAAATTGATTGGTTATGTCACTTAATATCATTAATTGATTTTAATTTTTGTTGATATAGATACTTTTGCAGCATCTTCAGTTTCTATCATTCTCATATTACTAATTAGTAAATATATTACTATATCTCTATTTTGTAATTCTTGAATAACAATGTTTCTAATTGATTCTTCAATTACTTCTACTATATTCAAACCCATTTCTTCCATTTCCACTGGAGTATGTGGGAAATCTATAGTGAATGTATAATCTTCAACAATTGTTGAATCCTTCGTTATTGTATAATTATGGAGTTCTTTTAAAGCTTTTAAATTTAATGGTAATAAAGATTTTTGCAAAACATCATGATTTGGGTCTAATCTGAATTGTTCTTCTAATTCCATAAAATGTTCACCATATTCAGCAATTTTAAGTTTATCCTTTTCTTCTATATCAAGAACATCTAAAATAGGTGTCCATTTTTTTATTATAAGTTCTTGTTCACTTATTTCTGGTTCTTCTGGTTTAATAGACATATCATCACCAAATATTGAAAATTTATTTTTCATTGTATGTTTTTATTTTTTCTTATATATAATTAAACATGGGTTACTGTGTTAAATGTTCAATATAATCAAATTTAAAATGTGGACTCATTGTTTTAGATTCAACTATTTCTATATTGTCACATTTATCAAATTCTAAGTTTAATACCTTGCATAATATTTTAAGTAATTCTTCCTTTTTACATGTATCTAAAACATATGATGGTATCCAATTTAATAATTCTTCTCTACTATATGTATATGTTTTCATTTTTAATCCAATATTTTTATTCTTGATGATAATATCATTTTAGGTGAAAATGTTTCTTCAGATATTACTAACATAGAACTCACTACCATATAAACTAATACTCTTTTACCTCTTAATTGACTTATAAGTTCTTCAACTAAAACACTTTCCAATCTTTGTACAATTTCAATTCCTGGTGATGTTGTAAAACAACGAAGTGATTCAATTTCTTCTCTATTAATACTTGATGATACTTGATAAGTTTCAACCAATCTCGGATTATCTACAATTTCAAAATTATCCAATTTAGATAATATTTTAAGACTAATAGGCAATAAACTTGCACCAATATTATTAGCAATATTTGTTGGGTTATGGTTATAACTATCTAATTTCATATGTTGTTCAGCATATAAGGCAATTTTAACACGTTTTTCATTATTTGTTATATTTAAAGAATCTAATATAGGTTTCCATTTTTTAGTGGCCATGACTGGTTCATATCTATTTGGTAAATCTGGAAAACTTGTTCCTTCAATACCATTTTTTAAATCATCTAATATTGGTGTCCATTTATTTATTTTATCGTAATCTTCCATAATTTCTATTTATTTTTAGTAATTCATTATTAATAGTTCTTCACCATTAGTTTGTTTCACACCTGCTTTTGCCGCGGCTGCTTTTTTAAATTCTTTCATTTCCCATCTATATTCATCTTTTGGAAACCATTCACTTAGTTGTGGAAAATCGTAATAACTCAATGAAAATCTACCTTCCATGTCTTTTAATACATTTGCCAATCTTTCATGTGTGTCCAAACCAAATTCATGATTTGCATAATATTTTTCACCTAATTTATAATATGGTGGATCAGCATAAATATATGTCTTTTCATTATCGTATTTTTTAACACAATCCTCAAAATCTAAATTTTCAGTTACAGTGATTAAATCAAAATATTTTTGCCATTTTGGATTTTTCAACTTATCTTTAAATGTATCAAATTTTGATTTGTATTTACCTTTTAAATCTATAAATTTTCCTTTTGTTGGATTTGTTCCACTCCACACTTGTGTAAGTAAATAAATATATTTAGATGCAATGTGGTAATCTGGTTTTGATAAATCTATCTGAAAATCATCACTAAATAATTCATTTTGAAATTTATAAAACAATTCTTCTTTCTGAGATGGATATTCTTCAATAATACTACTAAATTTATTATAATCCTTAACACAATTAAATACATTAACATTCAATTTATTAAAATCATTATAAACTATTTTTTTTAAATTAGGATAATTTTCTAATTTCATATTATAAAAAACCCAATACATTCCTCCAAAAATTTCAACATAAGTTTCTATATCATTTGGAATGAATGGTATTATAAATTTGGAAATCCTGGATTTCCCTCCAATGTATGATATCAAATCGTTTTCTTTTTCTTTCTTATATTTTTTTTTACCACAAAAGTTTTATATATCATTATTTTTCTTATCTTTGTAAAATGTTTAACTAAAAAGGAAAAAAATGAAAAGTCTTATTAAACTTGTAATTCTCATTATTGTTGTTATTTTTGCTTTGTCTTACCTTAAAAATGATAAAAACGATAAAATTTCAGAAAAAGTAAAAATCGAAAAAACAAAAGAAGATGTGAAAGACATTGGTGATAAATCAATAAAATGTATTAAAAAAGCTGGTAAAACTGTTATTGATTGGTGTAATGAAGAATAATATTTACTATATAAATTTTTATATATCATTATTTTTTCTTATCTTTATAATAAATTTAATATATAAAACTATGTTTATAACAATTTGGACTATCTTCGGTATTTTAACATTCGGTTTAACGGCAACCAATTATTACAATGATTGTAATGAATCACTTTCTTTATTAGATATGGATGATGATCAAAGAGAAAATATTAATATTTTTATGTCAATAATAATATCTACATTATATGGCATACTTGGTCCTATTGGATTGATATTAATAGGTACTATTATGTTATCAAAGAAATTATCAAGAATTTTTTAATTTATCCACAAACAGTATCTATTATTTTAGATGTAACTAAATAAGGGATTTTTTTTAATATATTATTACAATGACCATTTGTTTTAATGGAATTAACTATAATTTTGTGTTTACTTATTCACAAATATCTTCACCAGATTGATCATGTAATTTCAATTCAAATTCTTCCCACCCATCGCCACCATCACCTGGTGATATTTCTATCCCACAGTGGATTAAAATGTCGTTTAATTTATCGACTATTGAAAATACATCATCATCATAATATATTTTTACTTTACCTTTCATTATTTTTTAATATAATTTTACTATATTTATAGTAAAATTAATGATATAAGTTTAATATATGCAAGTATGAAAATGTTTATTTAATTATAAAAAACAATATGATAAAAAAATCATATAAATAATAAACAAAAATATCAATATGGAACATTTAACAGTATTTAAAATTATTACAGATAACGAATTTATACCATTAGCAAATTACGAATTCATTGATGATAGAAAACATTACAAAATAAATTGCATCAAAGAAACATCAGATGGTGGGTGGTATTTTTCAACAGAAATAAGTCAAGATGAAATACAAGAAATTTTCGAACAACCTTATGCTAGATTGAAAAGTGAAACAGGTACATTTAAAATTACAGATTTAGAAAAAAAGTTTTTGAAATTTATAGGGTCAAGAGAATCTCTTTTTAAAGTTTAAAATTTCCTTTTTCGTAAGGTTTTATATAATTAGGATTTGTGACACTATTAGACTTAAATATATCTTCCCATCCAATATTTCTTGAACCATATTGTTCTTGATGTGATATTTGATTATTTTTAGTTATATCATAATCCCTTATATTTAATGTAAATGTTTCAAAATTTCCAACAACCCTTTTAGAGTATAAATTTTCATTTGCACTTTTAATTTTCATTAACATAACATTTTTACCTAATGATGCAACATCAAAATACTCACTCAAAATGTCTTTTATATCAACAAACGATAAATCCATTTTTCTTGGCGTTTGTGGATAATTTGCAATAAAAATAGCATCCTTTTTCATCAAACCAATTATCTGTTCAATTGTAGATTTTAACATAATTTCACTAGATTGGACATTCAAAACATTAGAAGCATAAACAACATCATATTGATTATCTAAAGCATCTACATCATGAAATTCAGAATTGAAATTTCTACCAAAATCATGTGATTTAACATTATATCCTTTTTCTTTCAATCTAAGAGCATGTAATGGATATTTACCAGATCCATAATCTAAAATTAAATCATTTTGATTTGCATATTGTAATACAAATTTGGGTACAATTGCATTATTACTAACTGCACCTGGATTTTTTGAAGTTCTACTTGTCTTATTTGCTATTTCCATTTCTTCAATAGTATAAGATTCGTTCATTTTTAATTTGTCCCAGTAATCTTTATATCCTATCATTTTTGAATCATAATCATATTTTTTATACCAACTAAGAGATCTCAATTTACTTTCATCATAATTGAACCCTGTATAATCAGGTTGAACAAACATCCACTTGTGGTGGTATATTTGATCTCTTTTTGGTTTATCTCTAAGCCTAATATTTCCATTACTAACTTTATAAGAACTATCTACTATTGGTTCATCTGATGTATCAAAATCTTTAGATTCAATAAAACTCATTGAGTTATCTTTTTTATTCCATTTTATAATAGTATAATTAAAATCTTTAGGTAACAATGATTTATTTTCTTTTAAAATATCACTTGGTAAATATGATTCATAATTTTTATGCATATAAACATCATTACCCATTTTCTTACCAAATTCAAATGATTTATCCATCATTCTATCTAATTCTATGTATCTAATATAGAATTCACTAAAATCTATTTCTATATCTTCCAAATCTGTATTTAATATATAATATTGAAAATCAGACTTTGATAATCTATAATAATTTACTACATCACCTAACACTTTACTTGGTTTAAAATTACTTAATACTAATCTCAATTTTTTATTTATATCAACTTTAATATTATCTATTTGTTTATGTTTTTCTACTTCCTTTTTAAATCCAGGAAACCATGAATCTATATAATCTATATAAGATTCTTTATTTTTAAATGTATATTTTGATTCTACACCTTTTTCATATTTTAAAAACCCTTTAAATGTAGGTCTTTTCATACTTCTTTTTCTATCCATATTTGTTAAATTATTTGGATCAAATAATTCCCTATCATAATATTTTCCATTAGATATAAATTTATAAATATCTTCTAAAGTATTGAAACCTTTTTTAAACTCATTAAAATCATATCCAAGAAACTTGAAAATTTCTTCATTATCTTGTGATAACATCATCTTTTTAGTATTACTCTTTGATATAGATTTATAATATAATCCATCTTTACCATATCTTAAACCAAAACCCTTAGATATTTTACCCAAAAGATTACCTACTGGATCATAAGAATAATAAACAATTGCAGTATTCCATATTTCTGGATCAATAGTAATTAAATCAACTTGAAAATTATCATAATCAAATGATATTGCATCATCATTAACAATAACACCTTCAGGATTAATTTTATTATTAACAATATCAATTAAACCATTTGCATCCTTAGTTTTAACTAAAATATCTAAATCACCGTGAGTTTCTTTTTCACTATAAAATTTGGTCATAGTAATATGATACCCATTGAAATAATTCTTTATTTCATTGAATATCCTATATAAATCCTTTGTGGATTTTCTTTCGGTTTCTATCCCAATTTTATTTAGTGCCGTTCCTCCCATTTTAATTTATAAATCAAATCTTAAATTTTGTATTAATCTTTCTTTAATATTTTCATCTAAATATCTAAAAATACTATTATAAAGATATTTACCACCATTACCATATCCTATTTCACCTTCAACTAATTCTCTAAAATATCTGATTGCTATTCTATTGTTTAATATATTTCTTATTAAATTTTCATCATATATTATTTCACCAACTGTATCTTCAAGATAACTTAATCTATCTTTCTGACCATCGTATAATATATTATAATCTTTATTTATACTTTCAGCAACAAAAAAATCATACCCTTCATCTCTATGGTATTTAATAAATACATATTTAGTACCATCTTTATATGGGTTATCTAATTTATGTCTATTAATATCAACATCTGACCAATCATCTTCTTCAAAAGGTAATATGTCTTTTATATCTTCATTTACAAATTCATCAAAATATAAAATATTTTCATTCTTCTTCTTTTTTCTTCTATCAAACGTGGAATTACAAATTGCGTAAGCTTGTTTACTTTTCTTATCTTTAGATGTTAATGTTCCTTCTTCTTTGAACAAATCAGGGATACATCTTTTTATAAACTTTTTCTTTCTTTCACCTTTTTTTGGAGTAGGCATAGTGATAGTTTTCTTTTTATATATTAAAATTGTATGATGATTTATTGGATTTCTTCTATATCTTTTTTAAATGAATCTGGTAAGTATTTTTCCAACCCCCATTTTTTAAATGACATAACGATTGTAAGTGTTAAGGACACACTCACTAAAAATGGTACGGTTATACCCATCAATTTTAAAAAACTAATATATTTTTTTCTAAGTTCTTTCTTTGTTATTTCTCCTTTATTATATTTCTTAATGGATTTAACAAAATCTATAAATTCATCTCTATAACTTGTTAAAATATACCTACCGTTTATTTTGCCCTGTTTATAAATTTTATTCATAAAATCTCGTAAGATATAATCTTTATCTTTACTGTTTTTATGATAATCTAATCCTACTCTTGATTCAAATAATTGTAAATATTTCACTATCTCAATTTTTTTATTGTTCTGAAAAGAATTGCATCACCAAATGCCCAATAATCAACAAATCCACCATCATGTGATATTTCAATTAATGCTTCTTTTTCAGATGCCTTTTCTATCATTTTTTCATCTTCAAAATCTATATCCATTTCTCTACCAATAAATCTATAAGCCTTTTTACCATATTTTTTTTCAAAATAATCGAAATAATCAAAATATAAATATATTAATGATAATTTTCTAACCAAAAGTTCCCTTTCAAACTTACTGATATTATCATGTTGTTTTTTGTCTGATAATAAGCTTACAATATTCTTTCTAATTTCATTCAAATCTTCTTTTGATTGTAATTCAAAATCATCAAAAAATACACCTATTTTACCAGTATACGACATATCAGGATAATCATAAAAAGGTTGTTTTAATATTCGTGGATCATATTCTTCCACATTCATTTTTTCGTTTATCATACTAATTTATAAGATTTTGATTCAAAATCACCTGCCATAGATACTTTATCTGTGCATTCGATAAATCCTTGTTTTACTAATTCTTCCACCATTTTTTCATCTATTGTTGGATTAATATAAAATTCATCTTTTTCAAGTTCTTTACTATCAGGTATATCAACAGATAAGTCTTCATATCTTTTATCCATATAAAGAATTTTAACTATTGTAGTATTGCCTTCTTCAACATCCAATTTGAATGGTCTTCCACCATAATTAAAATAACCTGTTTCGTAATTTTCATTTATGAATTGGGTGAATCTTTTAATCATACTAATATACTAATTCTTTTTTAAAGTGCCATATCATTAGATACTTGGTTAACACCAGTATTTATAGAAGGATTACTTGAAACCCAACCAGGTCCAACAGGTGTATTGATACCTTTATATGGTCCAATTATATCACTCTTTTTAACCATTTGATCAGGTGCATTTTTAAATTCACTTAATTCAACATTATGAGAACCAACATAAACCTTTTGTTGTCCTGAACCTTTTATAGAAATGATTTTAACTGGTGTTGGTACATAATCCTTATTTCCACCAGGTACTTTGTAATTTATATAAACCTGATCTCCAACCGCATAATCATTTGATGTTTCTAATTGGTCTTGATTAAATTCTTCATATAGTTTTAAATGTTTCATATTTTTTATTTATTTTTCAATAGTCCGATGTTAAGGTTTTTTCAATTCGAGAACCTATTAATATACCACTTAAGAAAATATTTGATGATGATAATCCCATTGCATTATTATTAGTGTCAAATAATGTATGACCACCATATGATATTACTATTCTTCCACCTATGGTATCAAGATTTAAATTAATTCCTGAATCTCTTAATTCAGATAAAGTATATTTAATACCATTTATATTATCTTGGTTTTCATTTAAATGTTCTTCAAAATTTTTCATGTTTTTATTTCTATATTATTTTTATCAGCCCAATCATATACTTCATCAAATTTGGTATGACTGTTTTGAGGATTGTAATCTTTGAATTCATTAAGGATAATAACTAATTCATTCCAAGCTTCTACTCCTTTTTTATCGACAATCATATTTCTATATTCATTGATTTTTTGTTTATAACTACCAACAAACCTATCTAATGATATATCTTTCTTTTCATACATATTCCATAATTCTTTAAAATCCATCACCATGTCCCAATCAGCATTGCCTGGTATCATAGTTTCATCATCATCTATATACAATCTATATAAACCACTATTATCTTCGTTTATGAAATTTAAATATTTATCAATCATAATTGTATATATAAAAAAATTAATTTGAATATGTGTATTTTAAATTACCAGAATCATATATTCTATAAATTTTTCTATCCAACATTATTTGTCTTTCTGACTTATCCTTAGAATATCCTGCCTTTATTAAAATATCTTTTCTATATCCAAATCTATATTTTCGTTTTCTATTGACAATATAATAGTAATTTGGTAATGTCTTTCCTTTATAATCAAATCCTAATTGTTCATACAAATTTCCATTTGACCACGATCTATCGGCGTATGTTGTTATCTCCTTTGGATTGTAATTTTTAATAAAATATTTAAATAATTTATTTGCACCACCAACAACATTTGTATTCAATTTAGAACAAAATCTCAATAATTCATATTCTTCACCATTTGAAACACTATTCATTATTTTTCTTTTTTTACCAAAAGTCATCAAACTAACTAATTCGTTTTCATAAAATAAACCCAATTTAACAAATGATCCAATAAATCCTTGTCGATGATTATCATCAAGAAAATTCCTAACTAACTTATTATCAATTATTTCTTTTATTTTTGTTTTCCTTGCATAAATTTTATTTGTAGATTCTCCTAATTTGTTCTTTATCATTGATTTAATTATATCTTTTTTAAATTCCCAATCATCTTCATATATGTGAATTAATTGAATTCCTTGTTCTCCACACAATTCTGTTTTATTTAAATGATAATTTTTTTCTTTATATAATTCATTGTGCCAATATAATCCATTAAATTCAAATGCTAATTTCAATTCTGGAAGATAAATGTCTAATTCATAAGGTGATATTATATATCTACTATTTAATATAACATTACCATTATAATTGTCTATTATGAAATCTTTTAAAGAATTTTCATTTTCAGAAAATGAATTTATTGGGTTACAAATAGTGCATAAATTTTTATTTTGTAAATGTCTATTATATAATAATTGATAAGATGTATCAAATATATTTTCACAAATATTACATTTTACTTTAATAATATCGTTATTTATATCATCTATACCCATACCATATTTATTATGTATATTACATATTTTCCTTTTTTTAACTTTTTCTTTATAATTATTAGATTGGGAATAATATTCTACACCATATCTTTCTAAATTTGTTTCTTTTTGTTTTTCCTTAAATTCATCTAACAACATATAATGTTCAACTCCATATTTATTATAAATTGATAATTTTAATTTTTTAACAAATTCTTCTAATTTCATTGGGTTATCAACTCCATATCTTTCTAAATTAGTTTCTTTTTGTTTTTCCTTAAATTCATCTAACAACATATAATGTTCAACACCATATCTTTCTAAATTAGTTTGTTTACTTTTTTCTTTAATAATATTCGACTTAAGTGGATGATCAACTCCATATCTTTCCAAATTAGTTTGTTTACTTTTTTCTTTAATAATATTCGACTTAAGTGGATGATCAACACCATATCTTTCTAAATTGGTTTTTTTACTTTTTTCTTTAAAATTATCTGTTTGAGTTATCCAATCTTGTCCATATTTTTTTTGATTTACTTTTTTTATTTTTTCTTTAATTTTATCCGATTGTGTTAAATATTCAACTCCATATTTTTCTAAATTAATTTTTATCTTTTTATCCTGAACAAAATTCAATTGTGAAACATTATCAACCCCATATTTACTTTGTATAGATAATTTTCTTTTTAAATTTATACAATCTTTATTATTACAATAATATTTATTTGTTCCATTATCTGTCGATTTATTATATGATTGATATCTTATATCTTTTTTGTTTCCACAATTGTCACATTTCACAGTTACATATTTATGACTATTTAAGGATAAATCTTTAATATATATTAGTTTTTTTCTAATTAATATTTCTTTTGTAATTAACATAAACATTTAATTATTTTTTAGTTATATAGGGTATATATAAAAATGTTTAATTCATAAATCATCAAAATCCTTTTAAATTTTTATATTTTTATATAAAAAAAATAAAATCAAGTAATTAAATATGAAAAAAATTAAAGTATTAGCAATAAATAGTGATAATGACGGAATCGGTTATTATAGGGTATTAAATCCACATAGTTATTTGAATAGTGACGAAGTTGAAGTAGAAATAAGATTATTATCCGATGGTACATTAAACTTAGCTTATGAACCATATGTTAGTCAATTCGATATTATATTTTACAATAAGAGCTTACAATTCCCAAAACCAGAAATGGGACAAATATTTGTTAACATTGTAAATAAATACAATATAAAAATTGTTTTTGACATAGACGATTATTGGATTTTAAGTCCTACCCACCTTAATTATAAACAATGGAAAGATTCTGGTTCTATGAAACAAATTGAAAAACTTATAGAAATTGCACATGCTGTTACAACAACAACACCATTATATGCAAAAAGAATAAGTGAAGTTAATCCAAATGTTTATGTATTGGAAAATGCTTTAAATCCTACTGAATATCAATGGGATCATAGAAATAAAATACCATCAGATAAAATTAGATTCTTATGGGGTGGTGGTATATCACATATGCCTGATTTAAGATTACTTAAAAAATCATTCGAAATGTTCGATAAGGACTTTCTTGAAAAATCACAATTATATTTATGTGGGTTTGATCTTAGAATGAGAACACCTAAAGGTACTATTAAAGGCAATCCGAAAGATAATCAATGGACATTCTTTGAACACATATTTACAAATAATGGTAGATGGATAACAGATAAAACCCATAAAGATTTTCTAAATGAATATGATGATACAAATTACGGTATAAGAGAAGATGTTAGACATGAATTTTATCAAAGAAGATGGACAAAACCGATTTTAACATATGGAACAATGTATCAGGAAGCTGATGTTGTTTTAGCACCTTTGAAAAACAATATGTTATTTAATTATTACAAAAGTCAATTAAAAGTTATTGAAGCAGGAACTTATAAATTACCAATTATTGCAAGTAACTATGGGTCATATACACTGGATATAGAAGATGGTGTAGATGGGTTTTTAATTGATGAAAATAAACCATCAATGTGGTATGAAAAAATGAAATGGTTTGTTGATAACCCATCTGCTGTTGTTGATATGGGGGAAAAATTATATGAAAAAGTTACTAGTAGATATAGTATGGATATTGTCAATCAGAAAAGAATTGATGTATATAAAAAAATAGTATCCAATCTTACCTAAAATTGGTTTTTATTATTTACTATATATAATTAAAAATATAAATTTATGTTATTAAATATCAAAAAAGCAAGTGAATTAATCGATGTATCAAAATCCACATTAAGAAGATGGGAAAAAAATGGAAAAATATCATCTTATAAAACCATTGGTGGACATCGTAGATATGATATAAATGATTTAATGAAATTAATTATTAAAAAATGATAATAACTAAAAATGTAAATATTTTAATAACTAAGAAAAATTTAGAATATTATAAAAATCTTGGATACGATACAGAATTAAAAAATATTATTAATATTAAGATATCTGATTTACAAAAAGGTAGTAATAAAATTATTGTTGTTAAATGCGATATTTGTGGTAATGAAAGAAATTTAAAATATGGTTATTATATAAAAAATATTTTAAAAAATAAAAAATATTATTGTAATAAATGTAAATTTATTTTAACTAAGGAAACAAATTTAAAAAAATATGGGACAGAATATTCAATAACATCTAATGATGTTCAAAAGAAAATAAAAAAAACAATTAAAGAAAAGTATGGAGTTGAAAATATTAGTCAAATAAATTCAGTAAAAAGAAAAATTAAAAAAACCAATTTAGATAAATATGGTGTTGATAATCCAATGAAATCTGATATAATAAAACAAAAGAAAATAGATAATATTTTTAAAAAATATGGAGTTTCTAATGTTTTTCAAATGGATTCTGTAAAAGAAAAATTGAAAAACACCAATTTAGAAAAATATGGAGAAGAATATAACATAAATTCAAATTTCATAAAAAGAAAAATTAAAAATACCATAAATAAAAATACTTTAAAAAAATATAAAAAATATAATATATTATCAATAAATAATGATAATAAAAAATATACTTTTAAATGTGATTGTGGAGAAAATCATAATTTTGATATAAATATTGATTTATTTTATAATAGAAAACAGATAAACACAAAATTATGTACAATATGTAATTCTGTAAGTTCACAGAATTCAGGGTTAGAAATTCAATTACAAGAATTTATAAAAGATAATTACAATAATATTATATTAAATGATAGACATTTAGGTAAAGAATTAGATATTTACATTCCTGATTTAAAATTGGCTTTAGAATTCAATGGATTATATTGGCACAATGAGTTACACAAAGAAAATGATTACCATTTAAAGAAAACTGAATTATGTGAAGAAAAAGGAATACAATTAATACACATTTATGAAGATGATTGGTTATATAAACAAAATATTGTTAAATCTATGATTTTAAATAAGTTAAATAAATCTACAAATAGAATTTATGCAAGGAAAACGAAAGTTAGAGAAATAAATGATAATAAGTTAGTTAGAAAATTTCTTGATGAAAATCATCGACAAGGATTCGTGGGTTCATCTGTTAAATTAAGTTTATTCTTTGATAATGAATTAGTTAGTTTAATGATATTGGGTAAAAGAAGGATTGTAATGGGTAAGAAAGGATCACAAGAAGGTGATTATGAATTATTGAGATTTTGTAGTAAATTAAACACTAATGTTATAGGTGGTGCAAATAAGTTATTTAAATACTTTATTAGAAATTATGAACCAAAAGAAATAACGACATATGCTGATCGTTCTTGGAGTCAAGGTGGGATATATAAACAATTGGGATTTGAATATCAGGGTAAAACAAAACCTAATTATTATTATATTATTGATGGTATAAGAAATTATAGATTTAATTTCAGAAAAGATAAAATTGTTAAAGAAGGGTTTGATTCTAATAAAACAGAAAGACAAATAATGTTGGATAGAAAAATATATAGGATATATGATTCTGGTAATCTAATATATAAAAAAATAGTTGAAAATGGATAATCATTTTACAATTTTAATTCCATCTTATAATAATATAAGATGGATAAAAGACACATTAGAAAGTGCAATTAATCAAGATTATGAAAATTTTGATATAATATTTATTGATGATAATTCAGATGATGGTTCATATGAATTTGTAAATGAAAATTATAAAGATGTTAAAAATTTGAAAATCATTAGAAACAATGAAAGATTATATGCACTTTATAATACAAAAATGGGTGTAGACTTATCTAAAGACAAATCAATTTGTGTTATTTTAGATGGCGATGATAAATTAAAAGATAATAAAGTTTTAGAATTTTTAAATAATATATATTCAATCAATATGATATATGATACATGGATGACTTATGGATCATATGAAACATCGAATGGTGATAAACCAAAACACTTACGTAGCTTTACATATGATGAAGTAGTGAACAATAAATTTAGAGAAACTGAATGGTTGGCAACTCATTTGAGAACATTTAGAAAAGAATTGTTTCTTAAAATCAAAGATAAAGATTTAAAGGATGAAAATGGTGAATACTTTGAAATAACTGGTGATTTAGTGCAACAATTTCCGATGTTAGAAATGTCAGGATATCATTCGTTATATATAGATAAAGTCTTATATACTTATAATCTAAATAATCCAATTTCTGATGATAAAAAAAGAAATTTACAATATGAAACTGATTTAGTTATTCGTAAAAAAACTAAATATAATAAAATAAAGAGTTTATATGATTAAATTAAATGAATTTGTTGATAAAGTTTATTGTTTAAATTTAGATAGACGAACAGATAGATGGGTAAAAGTATCTGAAGAATTTAAACGTTTAGAAATAGATGTTGAAAGATTTTCTGGTATTGATGGTAAAGATATATATGATTCTAATACCAGTAAATATCATATGGGATTTAATGGTGCATTAAAAAGTCATAGGAAAATATTAAAAGATGCTATTGATAATGAGTATGATAAAATATGTGTTTTTGAAGACGATTTAATATTTTGTAAAGACTTTAATGAAAGATTCGATTATTACATTGTTAATATTCCAAACGATTGGGACATGATGTATTTAGGATGTGTTTTTCATAATTGTCCAGAACCAAGTATGGTTAAACCACATATATATAAAAATGAAAAAAATTATGGTTGTTTTGCAATGATTATAAATAAAGATATGATAAAATATATTTATGAATTAACAGAACCAGAAATAGAACCTATAGATGAATATATATCAAGAATAGTTAAAAATTTTAATGTATATTCTTTTATACCATTTTTTGTTAAAACAACAAAAACATTATCAGATATTTCCGAATCTAATTTAGAATTTGAATATGATTTTGTAAATAAATATTTCAGTGATGAATTAATATTACCAAAAAAAGAATCAAAAGGTATAAATAATTTTGTTGATAAAATTTATTGTATAAACTTAGATAGACGAACAGATAGGTGGAAATTGATTAGTGAAGAATTTAAACGTTTAGAAATAGATGTTGAAAGATTTAGCTCTGTTGATGGTAATACAATACCATCAACAGAATTAATAATAAGACATGAAGATTTGAAATCAAATATAAAGGGGGCACAAGGTGCATTAAAGAGTCATAGAAAAGTATTAAAAGACGCTATTGACAATGATTATGATAAAATATGTGTTTTCGAAGATGATTTAATATTTTGTAAAGACTTTAATGAAAGATTTGATTATTATATTAAAAACGTCCCAACAAATTGGGATATGATGTATTTAGGATGTCATTATCATAATTGTGAAAATCCAGATTTTATTATGAAATATATTTATAAAAACAATAGAAATTATGGTTGTTTTGCAATGATTATAAATAAGGATATGATTAAAAAAATTTATGATTATACTAAGGAAGAAACTAAAACAATTGATGATTATATATCAGAAATGATAAAAAATAACAATTGTTATTCATTTATACCATTCTTTGTTAAAACAACAAATACTGTTTCTGATATTGGTGTTTCAAATGAATCTTATGAATATGATGTAGTTAATAAATTTTATAGTGATTATGCACATGAATTTAATATAATTGGTAAGTTTAAAATTGAAGATAGTTTTATTAATAAACCACCACCACCAAAAAATCCACCACTAAAAGAATCATCTATTTTAAAATCATTTGTTAATTCAAATAGAGATTTTTTAATCTTTCAAAATGGTAGACAAGTTTTCGACTCTAAAAATAATAAGAATAATATATATGTATCTGATAACTATTTTAAAATATATGGGAAACAATTTGGATATAATGGTATACAAATAAAAAACAAATAAATAAAATGAGATACGAATTTACAAATGAAGATTTGAAAAACTGGTTTTATGATGAAAAACTAAAAGAATTTAATTTAATTTATATGGTGAAGGAAATTTGTGAAATTAATAATTTAGATTTCAATTTGTGTTCAAATATGGATATAGAACGATCTGCGTTATATGCACCAAGATTGGTTTTCGAGTATAATATAAAAAATAATATAAATGAAATGAAAGAAGAACTTAAAATAACAGGAAAAGGGGCACTTCACGGTAAAGAATTTGGAACATTAAAATTAAATGATGACGAAAAAGAATCATATTTTAAAGAATTTATCACACCTGATAATGTGAAAATTAAAAAAATATTTTATGATCCAGAATTAAAACAATACTGTGTTGATGGTCAATGGGTAATACCGTTTGAGTATGATTCAAAAATTCAGGGATCATTAGATGATGCATTAACTGAAATAAAAGAATTAAAATCATTTTTTATAAATAATCAAAGTTTTGAACCAGCGTCTATGGTTAGGGATATTCAAAAAACTTTAATAAATCTTAAAGAAGTAGTATCAAAATTGGAAGAAATGAGGTTAAAGTGTTAATTATACCCGTAAAAAATTCTAAAGATTTAGAAAGAGCTTTGAAAAAATTAAAAAACAAAGCTAGAGATACTGGTTTGGTAAAAGAAATCAGGAACAGAATGGAATATAAAAAACCATCTGTAGTGAAAAGAGAAATGATACAAAAAGCAATTTATGTAAATAAACGTAGAATTGATCTTGAAAATTAAAAATAATAATAAATGAAAAATTATAAAATTATAAAATATAGAAACGGAATAGGAAAAGAATTCTATTGTGTTAAAAAAAGAACATATTTCTTCTTTTGGACATTTTTGAAATTTGCAAAAAATGTTAATATCAATGTATTTGGACAATTGACAAGTGAAGCTTATATGTTTGATTCATATGAAAGAGCTGAAAATTTAGTAAATAGAATTAAAGAAAACGGTATATCCGAAATAATTAAAGGAGAATTAGTATCAAAACTATGATAATAAAAAGTATAAGTTACGATCAAACTGAAATAATAAAAAATATAATTGATCTTCATATTGAAAAAGGTGTTATAGATTGTGACCCAACATATTCAACTGGTGTGTTTTATAAAAAGAGTGGAATCGTTGCACCTGAATATAAATTTGATTTATATCCTCAATCAGAAGAAGTTGTGAAATCGAATTCTATAAGTTTGCCTTTGGAAAATGAATCATTAGATAGTATTATGTTTGATCCCCCATTTGTGGTTAGTAAAGGTCCATCCTTGAAAAACCCGAAAAAAGGAAGCAATATAATATCAACTAGATTTTCAAGTTATGAGAGTATTCCATTATTGTGGGATTATTATACTAAATCTTTAAATGAATTTTATAGAATATTAAAACCGAAAGGGATGTTAATATTTAAGTGTCAAGATACTGTGAGTGGTGGTAAAAATTATTTTTCCCATAGTTATGTTATGAATAAGGCACTTGAAATAGGTTATTACCCTAAAGATCTTTTTGTGTTGATGGCTAAAACAAGATTGATTAGTGGTAATATGAAAAATCAACAACATGCTAGGAAATTTCATAGTTACTTTTGGGTATTCCAAAAGAAACAGGTAAATGTACCTTATGATATGTAAAAAATAAATTATTATGAGAGAAACAGGATTTTATTGGGTCAAACCAAAAAGTGATGATTGGGAAATTGCTTATTATGAAACAGATGATGGGTGGTATATGGTACATTGTAATGATAGTAGTTTTGAAAGTTATAAAGATAATGAATTTTTAGAAATTGATGAAAAAATAATAAAAAAGAAATGAAAGACAAAGATAAAGATGATTGGTTTGATATGTGTGATTGTGGTGATGATTGTAATTGTAGTATAGAACCAACTGAAATGGAAAAAGAATTATACTATTTAGAATTATTAAATAGAAGAATAGATGTAGCTGATGGATTACTTTTATTAAGAGATAGTCAAAACAATCCACTTTACACGGCACAATGGGTTAAAGAAAATATTTTAAAAATATAATAAAAGAAAATGGATTTAAATAGAAATATAATTAAGAAAATTAAAAATGCTAATGTTGAAGAACAAAAGAAATATCTATATGAACACCGAAAAGATATGAAAAAAACAAGGCAAGAATTCACCGATTTATTGGGGAAATTGACAACTGAAAATGGTGATCCATATTTTAGTGATGATTATATCAAAGAAAAAATTTTAAATATTAAAATCAATGAATAATGTAGATAAACAATTTAAAGAACTTATTAACCTTATCTTAGATAATGGTGGTAATAAAATGGATAGAACAGGTACAGGAACAAAATCTGTATTTGGGCATCAAATGAGATTTAATATGGATGAAGGATTTCCATTGTTAACATTGAGAAAAATTCACACAAAATCTCTTGTTCATGAATTACTATGGTTTTTAAGTTCTTTTGATTGGAAATATGCAAAATTTGGTAATACAAATATAAAATACCTATTAGATAATGGTGTAACATTTTGGTCAGAATGGCCTTATGAAGATTATAAAAAGAAAATGGAATACCACAATCTACCAGAATTAACATTAAAAGAATTTGAACAAAATATTAAAAATGATGATGACTTTGCTTTAAAATTTGGAAGTATTGGACCTGGTTATGGTGAACAATGGTTGAACAGTGGTTCTTTAGATATTGAAAAAATCATTGATGATAAAAAACAAAGATTTAGAGTAAATGGCGTAAATCAAATTGATAATGTTATTAATGATCTTAAGAAGAATCCAGATAGTAGAAGAATTATCGTAAACTCATGGAATCCATTAAGATTGGATGAAATGTTATTACCACCTTGTCATATGTTTTTCCAATTTTATACAATTAGAATGACACCAGAAGAAAGACTTGAAAGATTTAACAAATGGGTAGAAGAAAATGGAAAGGATAGTAATATGACTATGGATGAACACAATTTTCCAACAAGATTAGTATCATTGCAAATGTATCAGAGATCAGTGGACACAGGACTTGGTTTACCGTTTAACATAGCATCTTATTCATTGTTGCTACATATGATTTCACAAATTGTTAATATGATACCACATGAATTCATATGGACAGGTGGTGATACTCACATTTATAATAATCATGTTGAACAATTGGAAGAAATTCTAAAAAGAGAAAGTTTTGAATTACCAACGTTGAAACTAAACCATAATATTAAAAGTATTTATGATTTTAGGTACGAAGATATTATAATTGAAAATTATAAATCACACCCAAATATAAAGATGGAAGTAGCAGTTTAAAAAATGAAAATAACAGATTATAACATTGGGTTTATAAATCCACCGTCACCCTTTTTAACAGATGAAAGAGTATTTATGTCTCTTGGAATACTACGAGTTGCAACATCATTGAAAAAACATACGGATAAAGTTTTCTTCCTTGACTTATCAGGAGAAAAAAATCATAATGATTTAATAGATGATTTTATAAAAAGAAATTCTATTGATATTATTTGTTTTACCGCAACTACCCCACAAATAAGATGTGTTTACGAATTGTGTAAACATGTTAAATCAAAACACGATGTGAAAATAATTTTAGGTGGACCACATATAACACTAATGAGTTCATCTGCAAATAATTCAACAGATGACATTAAAAAAAAATCTTCTGATCATATTGATAGAATATTAAAATACGTTGATACTATAGTGGTAGGAGATGGTGAATTTTCTATTCTTAAAGCTATAACATCAAACGATACTATCATAAATTCCGAATTAGATGATGAATTATTTTTATCAAATGAAAAATATGATAAATTAGAAATAGATAGAAGTTTTTTAGATATTGATAGTTATAAATATACAATAGATGGGAATAAATCTATAAATATAATATCACAAATGGGTTGTCCTTTTCAATGTGGGTTTTGTTCGGGTAGAGGTTCAAAATCATTTAATAGGGTTAGATATAGGAGTACTGATAATATAATTAAAGAAATTGATTTCTTATATAAAAATCATAATTATACAGGATTCATGTTTTATGATGACGAACTCAATTTAAATAAGTATAGATTTGAAGAACTATTAAAAAAATTAATAAAATACCAAAAGGATAATAATGTTAAATTTAATCTCAGAGGTTTTACCAGAAGTGATTTACTTACAGAAAAACAAGCCGAATTAATGTTAGAAGCTGGATTTAAATGGTTATTAATTGGTTTTGAATCTGGTTCTGATAAAATATTAAAAAACATTAAAAAAGGATGTACTGTTAAACAAAATACAGAATGTTTTAAGATTGCACGAAAATCAGGATTAAAAGTAAAGGCTTTAATGTCAGTTGGTCATCCAGGTGAAACAATTGAAACAGTTAATGATACCATAAAATGGTTAAGAAAAGTTAAACCAGATGAAACCGATATCACAATTATATCCATATACCCTGGATCTAATTATTTTAACAAATCTGTAAAATTATCTGATGATTTATTAAAATATGAAAATGGTGGAGGCGATAAACTTTATATCAGAAATATAGACTTTTTGAAGGATGTAAATTTTTATAAAAGTAAACCAGGTTCATATGTTTCATATGTTCACACTGATGATTTATCAGAAGAAGATATAGTTCAATGTAGATATAAAATAGAAAAGGCAATACAAGAATTTTAAAATAATTTTATTGTTATATAATGATTATCAAAATCAAACCATCTTAAATTAGTAAGTTTTAAATACTCAACTATGGAAACCATTAAATTGTTTTCTGGTTGATCAATTTTCTTATATGATATTTGTATAATTACCTGAATTTTACCAATATATTTTTTAATATTTTCATATATTTTGAAAAATTCATAATATTGTTCAGGGGAATCAAATAACACCAAACAATAATCTACATCATCTCTGTAATCGTTATAATAAATATTATGATCAAAATATAATTCATTTAATTGTTCTTGTTTGAATAAAGACAATTTATATGGTGTTATAAATAAAACATTTTTTGAAGTAGTATCATAATTTATATCGCAATCCAAGAACGCTGTACTTTCAATAAAAATATCATTAAAAATTCTTTTTATACTATTCACTTCCTTTGTTCTCCGATCTTTCAATAATTGATCTATTTCTTGAGTTCTTATTGTTAAATCATTGTATTCATTTATAGTTCTACTAATTGATTTTTCTCTTGTGTTATAACCATATAATGCTCTTGGCAAATGTAACAATTTGCCCATTTCTTCTAATTTAAACAATTGTAATAAATCAACAATTATCAATCTATTATCCAAATCACCTTTAAAATCCAATCCATTTATATTTCTCCATGAACGATTATACCCATGTCCACCAAAATAATCACTTGTGCCGTGTTTTATAATATCATTATCATATGGATTATTGAAAATATAATCCATATGACTTTTGTAATTTTCATAATTAATATAAATTGAACCTTTATATTCACCATTCACGTAATTTCTAATATCAGTGGTCATACAAATAACATCTAAATATTTAGAATAAAAATAATTATATACTTCTAATGTTTTGGGGAAAATATGATCGTCTCCATCTACAGTTATTACAATATCACCAATCGCATAAGTATGTGGATTCCACCATACTTCTTTTTTTGATTTTTGTTCTACGTATCGGATTCTTTTATCTCTAAGTGGTAAGGATTTAACTAATTTGGTAGTTTCTTCATTGTGACTAAAATCATCAGTCACAACCCATTCAAAATTTGTATGTGTTTGATTTAAAACACTATTACAAACTTCATCGATATATTTTGGAGATTCATTGTAAAATGATGTAACTATACTAAATTTCATTAAACTTATAGATTTAAAAAATCTATAAGTTTAAGATTTTACAAAAGTTTGTTCTTTAAGTCTCTTATGGAAATTATTCTTTATATTATTATATAAATCATTATTTATAACTTCAATTATATCATAATAATTATTTTTTATTCTTATCGGTTTATTTTTAAATTGTCCTCTTTTATAAATGAACCAAGACTTATCACCGTCTATTTCATCAAAATAAATATGAAATTTTTCTTTACTTGTAACAACCTCATATGAAAAATAAGTATCCATTTTCTTTAAATACTTTCTATTCATTTTATAAACATGTTTGATATTTCTTGATTTAATACCCATATTCAATAAAATATATTTTAATCCTAATGGAATATTAGATGATATTAATTCTATTTTACCTAATATATTATTAAGAAAATAATTTTTCATATCTATTTTAATTTGATACCAATCTACTGTGGGTGTAATTATCAATAGTAATATAGGGACAATCAAAAACAATAAGAATAAAATTGCATTCCAATTTTGATCACCATAATCGGTATATTTTGGTGAATTCCAAGAATTGTATGATAATAATATAGATGTTAAATTCATATTGATTTCTTTTAAACAAAAATAAGAATAATTTATATAATTAAAAAATAATAATGTAAAATATTTTTTAATATAAAAATAATATTTTTATTGTATTTAATTCTAACCAATCTTATTTTATTATTTTTACAATAATCATCTTTAATTTTATCACGTTTCTTTATTTTATAAAAATAATCATATCCACCAAAATAATCAATAGGTTCAAAATGTTGAATACCATCATATTCAATACATAAATTATAATCAGGTATATAAAAATCAAATGATAAATGTCTATTATTTAAACAATCTGTAAATTTTTTTTGACGATCATATTCTATATTATTTTCATCTAAATATAATTTTATAGTCATTTCTCCTTTACTTTCTTGACAAATAGGACAACCACTTCCTTGAATATGATTTGATGGAGTTTGTTCAAAAATCCCATGAACAGGACAAATAATTTTGGTTTTTGTTCGACTATTGATATAAGTTGTATATTCATATTTATTATCATGTACAATATTAGATTTTAATATAAATTCATTCAATGTTAATTTACTTTGTTCTATTGAACATTTTACACACCCACTTCCTGATAAATGAGAATTAGGAGTTTGTTCAAAATCACCATGAATAGGACAACCAATTATCACTTTTGTTTTTGTATTTTTATAATTGGATTTAGAATAATTATATTTATTACCATGTATAATATTAGATTTTAATATAAATTCATTCAATGTTAATTTACTTTGTTCTATTGAACATTTCAAACATATATGACCTTTTAAATGATTTTTTGGTGTTTGTTCAAAAATACCATGAACAGAACAACCAATTTTTACTTTTGTTATGTTATTCTTATATTTAACCAATGAATAATCGTATTTATATCCATGTATTTTCTGTGAATCTTTTATAAAATCAGTGTTTTTTATTTTATCACTTAAACACAACACACATCCTCCATTTTTACTTCTTAAATGATTATGAGGAGTAATTTCGAATTTACCATGTTTATAACAAATTAATTTGATATTCGTTTTCATATTTTTATAATCAACCATACTATAATCAAATTTGTCGTCAAATTTTAATTTCGACTTATTTATAAATTTTTCCGTATTTAACATAAACTTATTATTAATTTAATCGTATATATTAAAATAAAAATTGATAAAAATGAAGTTTTCAGTTATTCTCGCGTCATATTTAGGACAATATCCAGGAGCAGCCACCAATAGAGAAGTTAAATTTATAAGAGCTGTAAAAAGTTTTTTAAAACAAACTCATGAAGATAAAGAACTTATAATAGTATCAGATGGTTGTGAAATTACCGTAAAACTATACGAAGAAAATTTTAAAGAACACTCCAATATTAAGCTAATTAAATTAAATAAACAACCTTTATATTCTGGAAATATGAGAAATGTGGCATTCGATTTATGTGATGGTGATGTTATTACATATTTGGATAGTGATGATGCATTAGGTAAAAAACATCTGGAAATAATTGCTGAACAATATGATATTGAAAAAGACGATTTTGTGTATTACGATGATTATATGGTTTTAAATAAAGAATTTTCTAAATTATACATCAGAAAAGTTGAAACAAGATATGGTAGTATTGGAACATCTGCTATAAGTCATAAAAATCCTAAAAATATGAAAAAAGGCGACCAATTGCGCTGGTCCTCAGGGTATGGCCACGATTTTTTATTTATGTTTAAATTAAATTCAATAAGTAACTATTTTAAAAAATTGGAAAAAATGCCACAATATTTGGTGTGCCACTATCATTTGGGCGACTTTTAAAGTCCTGATTATCAATCGGTTATATTTAATAATTCGTCTAATTTGTCATTAATATTTTCATTATATTTAATTCTTATTAAATGAATATTATTTTCTTTACAATATTCATTTTTTATTTTATCATGTTTTTTTAATTTTTTAAAATTGTCGACACCACCGAAAAATTCTATTGGGGTATAATGTTGTTCACCATCGTATTCTATGCAACAATTATATTCTGGCAAATAAAAATCAAATGGTAAAGTATTTTTATTTCGACATTTATCAAACCTTTTTTGTCTTTTAAATTTTATTTTTAAATTATTTAAATATTTTACTATATCATTTTCACCTTTGCTTTCACCACAAAAAGGACATCCATATTTTTTACTAGTGTGATTATTAGGTAACTGTTCAAATATCCCATGTTTAGAACAAATTATTTTTACCTTTGATAATCCATTTTTATAATCCACCAAAGAATAATCATATTTATCACCATGAATTTTTTTTGAATTTTTAATAAAATCTTTTGTTGTTAATTTATTCAACCCAGTACAAATTCTACACCCCTTACCCATCATGTGACTATTTGGTAATTGTTCAAATTCACCATGAATAAGACAAATTATTTTTACTTTTGTTCGACTATTCTTATAATTAACCAATGAATAATCATATTTATCACCATGAATTTTTTTTGAATTTTCAATAAATTCATGTAATGGAAAAGTTTTATTTAAATTTGAACATTTCATACAACCTTGATAATTTAAATGTCTAGATGGTTGTTGATCAAATTCACCATGAATAGGACAGATTATTTTTACTTTTGTTTTATTGTTTTTATATTCAACTAATGAATAATCATATTTATTATTATGTATAATAGTTGATCTTTTTATAAATATTTCATTTGTTAAAAATTTAGATTTTTTAAAACATTCATTACATATTTGTCCTGTCAAATGGTTGTTTGGTAATTGTTCAAATTCACCATGAATAGGACAAATTATTTTTACTTTTGTTCTAGCATTTTTATAATTAACTAATGAATAATCATATTTATTTTTATGAATAATAATTGATCTTTTTATAAATATTTCGGTTGTTAATAATTTTCCCATTTTAAAAATCTTCATTTATTTGATATCCAGAATTATTAAGATGTTCTTTTAGTAACCAGTTTATAAGTTTAGATTTATTTTTAACTTCTAATTCTTCTAATATATTTCTATCTATTGTAATTGTAATTGATTTCTTTTTATCTATTTCGTTCATTGTGGGTCTCATAACATTAAATCCTTTATTAGTATATAGTAAAATGTGAAGGTCAAAAACACCTTATTTATACATTGTTTTTATTTTTTTTTATAACTTTTTTCAATAAATTATATATAATGAATATGGGAAGAAAAAAATTAGAAGAAAAAGATAAGAAAAAGAATTTAACAATATCTATTGATAATGAAATTTATGAAAATTTAAATCAATATGTGGATGATAAAAATATAAATAGATCTAAATTAATTGAAAAATTATTGATAGAATATATAAAAAATAAAGATACTTAACCAATGTACCCTTTAAAAAGTTATATATAATTAAAAATTATTTTAAGTGTGGGATTTATTTATCTTTTAGAGAATTCAATTGGTAATGAAGTAAATTATAAAATTGGATTTACTACAGATTTGATTAGAAGATTAGGAGAATTACAAACAGCGAATCCAGGTCATATGGATTATATAGATTATTTTGAAACAAAATGGAATCAAAAATTAGAGTTTGCTGTTCATAGAACATTTAGAACTAATAACACCAAAGGAGAATGGTTCAAATTATCGGAAGAAGATATTAGTAAATTTCAAGGAATATGTGAAAAACTTGAAAATAGTTACGATTTTCTATATGAAAATAATTACTTCTTTAAAAAAGACAATTTAAATAAACTTTAATCACCTTTAATACATATAAATAAAAAAATAATTTAGATTATGAACATAACTGTACATCCAAGTGATATTATAAAAAGGTGCCTGTGGAACGAATATAAAAGGTTTTGCCTAGTTGGTAAAACAGATGAAGAAATTGATGAATTTATTATTGAAGACAATCCATTCGTTATATCTGAAGACGACTCCTATGTAATAGGGTTATTGAAGGTAGTTGAAACCGATAATCTCGTTCATAGATTTAAAATTCACATTGAAGATTTACTCAAAGTTAGAAGTAATCTTTTCGATAACAAATTATATATCAATAGAAATGTTGTTTTGAATGAAGTTAAAGATTTTAAAAATAGATTTCCTGAATCATTTAATCCAGACTTTATGTATAAAAAAGCTATTGATGAATTAAATGAAAAGATTGATGAAATTTATCAGAAATTAGAAGAATTAACGGTATATACTAAAATTCTCAATGATAAAACATATAATTTTGTTTCATCTAATGATGTGAAATCTCTAGTTAATTTTTAAAAACAATAGCATCTTTAAATACCCAATATGTAATTAAACCAAAGTCATTATTAGAAACCTTTTTTATACTTTTTGGTAAGTCTATGGTTTTTCTATATTTTAATCTATCCAATTGTGGGTTTTCTTCAAATAAATCAGATAGTTTACCTTTATAATAATAAACTTCTTTTAATGGGTAATATTTATAAAAATGGAAAAAAGCTAATTCCACTATTACATAATAAGCATATTTTTTTAAAGATATCAATTTTTGAAAATCATTCTCATCATTGTAAGTTTCAAATTCGTCTTTTAAATGTTCTTTATGATCACTCACGGTATCGAATGTTACAACATCAGGCAACCAATCTTTTGATTGTCTCTGTTCTAACATTTTTTTTGTTATGTGTTTATATTTTGGTTTCCAATTTTCATCACCGATTATTTCATAATCCCATGTTTTGGTCTTTATATCCCATTTTTTTCTAACATCGCCTTTCTGTAAAATCTTAACTTGTTTCCATGCTTGAGTCGCAACGTCCCATTCTCTTCTATATTTTACCATTAATATATTTAAATTGTTTTGAATACGATAGCATCTTTGAAAATCCAGAAAAATAAAACACCACTATTAAAAACAGCATCATCTTTTATATTTTCAGGAATATCAATTCTATCTTTTTGTCTTATATCCCATAACTCATTATGTGGAATTTGACCATTAAATCTATATACGTCTTTACCTGGTATTCTATCCATCAAATGATTGTAATACAATTCCATAACATAAGTCATATTAAGTTTCTTACTTTTTAAAGCTTTCTTAAATGGATTCAAATCTTCATCATTAACATTATCTACACTATTTCTAAAGTTTAAAATATCATCAAGTGAAACTAACATTTCCATTTCTCCTTCATTGAAAAATTCTGTAAGATTCATAGTCATCAATTCATCTGCTGTTATATCATCCATGAAAAAATCATCGTCATCGTCATCGTCATCGTCCTCATCTTCTTCCTCTTCTATTTCTTCATCCTCATCATCATCGTCAGTTTCTACCTTAGTTTCTATAGTTTCTATCTTTTTCTTTGGTGGTTCGATATTTCCTCTACCTTCAACATTTTTATGTTCTGATTCAGGGAAAATATCATCTATAGGTTCTTCATCTATCAATTTTAATAAACCATTTTTTACTACGGTATCTACATGATATTTACCATGTGTATTACTATTATCCATATCAAATTTGATATTTATCACACCATTGTCTAATTCTGTTATTGTACCAGGTCCAGAATTAACATGGTATACTCTATCACCCTTTTCAATATAGTTATTTTCAGTAATTTCTGATAAAGTATAATCTTCTATCTTGTATTTCGGATCTTTATATTTTTCGAATAATTTAAAATTTTTAAACATTATCTATTTTATATTTTTTTTATATATTAATTTCTAAAATTGATTTACCATTCATCAGGATCAAGTTCTGCCAAAACATCAACTATTCTATCCATTAATGAATCGCTGAATACATAATAAACAACATTATGTTCACCATCAAATATAGCTTCTTTCCATAATAATCCATTATATAACAACAATCTTATTCCTCCAGGTGGCAAAACCATTGTTTCACCACTTGGTAATCCAACTATTGTTTTATATTTTTTTGTACCATAACTCATTTTAATCCCATTTATCTTTTGGGAAATTATCAGCATATAATCTCCTATTTGAATTATCAGCCAAAATTAACTTATTTTCATCAGTAATTATAATTTGATTTAATAAATTATTAATTTTTTCTTCTGGTATTACATCATTAAAGACTCTCAAATTTGTATATTTAATATCAGAACCAATTAATTCAATATTTTCACTATGACTGAAATCAAGTGGTTCTATACTAAGACTATTAGAATATAATAATTCAAATACAGTACTAATATTGTGAACTTCTTGGTTATCGATAGGTTTATATCCCATATCAGTTAAATATGTATACCCTGTAGAATCATTTGATGATACCGTAGCTAATTCATAAGTGTCTGGATTACACATTTTTATATTATAATCACCAGGTCTCTTATAAATTTGCATAGATAATTCTCTTTGTCTTTGATCCATATTAATTACCAACCCATACCAAATATTTGTTTTTAGATTTACATCTAATTGATAATAACTTTCATTTATTTGGAAAATAATTCTATTTTTATGATACCAATATCTATAACCAACTTTATTTGTATCATCATAATTATTTAATAAATTGAAATTTTTAGTATCATTTATATGATAATGTAATATTGCAGATTTATATGTTAATGGATCATCTTCATTATATTTATTATTAAAATTAAACCAAGATATAAATGATCTATTTTCAGCTCCATCTAATACTTTGTCAAATTTCTGATATGTAACACCAACCTTACCAGCTATATCTTTAAAGTTATAATAATAATCAGCAAAATCTATATTACCATTATATAAATCTTCATCAACAATAATAACATCCTTATTAATAGTGTTCCTTATTGTTTCATTGGTAATAGGTTTAGTTTGTTCTTTATTAGCAATTTTATTTTGTTCTTCAGTAACTTCGGGACCAAATAATTCATCCATAGTTGTATTCTTGGTTAAATTTTCAATCTTAGTTTTTGATTCCTGAGAAAGATTCCTGATATTTGCTTTTTGTTCGTATTTTTCCAAAATAACTTTCCAATAAATTCCAGCATTCATTATTTCTCTGAATACTTGTGCATGTTTTACTCTATATAACCTATTTAGTTCACAGAAAAATATAATATCGTTTTCGGCAGGTCTTCTATCAATACCAAATTGATTTTTAAATTCATCCTTAATAATATGTATTTCAAATGTGTCAAGTAAATCAAGATTCCATTTACTCATTTTTATTGTATTATCTGGAAATTTATTTTCAGGTACTAATACTTTGACTGTTTTAACATCTATTATATTATATAACTGATATTCGTGTAATGACATATCTATTCCACCTTCATCTGGATCAGTTAAG